TGCTAGCAATGTTTAATATGTTAGCCCCATTTAAATCCACAAAGAACTCATACTCAATAGCTGAGTTATTTAAGAATGCTCGCTTGCGGTGGATGCGGTTGAAGTCACCAATGGTTGTTTTACCTGTCTGAGCATAGGGAATAAGTTGTTCATCTACAACCAATGGAGTGCCAGATAATCTGACTGCTCCTGCAACTGTAAGGGTCCACGTAACAACTTCAGATGGATTATCTTTTTTGACAGAATCAGCTTCAACCAAAAGTTGATTACCTGTAGAAACAACTGCACTAACCGAACCGTCTGCATTGATAGTTATTCGACCGTCTTCTTCAATCTCCCATCGATCTGTACTTGTTCTTTTATATATAACAGTAGAATCAATTTGACTTGAAGTTTTACTTCCTACAGCGGGATTGTAATAAACATTAGTTCCAGAAACTGCACCGTTTCCTCCATTGTCTTGTCCAATTAAAATGTAATTTCCGTTAATATTTGCTGACCCGTCCTCTGAACTTCCTGCACCTAGACCGCTGATGATTAAAGAAATAATATCACGGGCTTCTGAGTTAACAAAATACCTAGGCCATATAGGACTTTGGTCAAAGGCTTGCTGGAACCTACGGTTAATGAAATCCGCTACCTGTGTGTCCTCTGTTCCGCTACCTGGAAGTTCGCCTCCAGTGCCTATCATTGAGGTGATTAATCTAAATAAATCCTTGTAGGTGCGGGTCTGCATTATATTTTATTTGGAGTAAGTTCAGGAAACTTCTTATTGTAATACTTTAAAAATTCTTTAGAATGCACAGTCTCTTGACC